TTGCCGGACGTGATGGGCTGGCGGACCCGGAACAGGAGCCGTGCCAGGAGGGCCGCATCGGATTCTTCATCGGCTCCGTCCGTGCATTTCTCCGGGTTGGTCACGCTGTACACATTGGGGATGGAATAAGGAATTTCCGTAATCGTCCCCGGTGCCACATTCCCTTTCACCCCTGTATCTGCGGCCTGGACAGCAATGTCTGCTTCCGTTCCATCCGCCGGGATCGTAGCAGATTCTGTCGTATAGAAGCGCAGCCCGTCTTTGGTCTGGAACAAGCTGCCGCGTATGATGTAGGCCCCGGACTGCCCGGTGACCGTCACCTTGCCATTGGCCTTCACCGCCTGTTTCCGCTGGATGCCGAATTCCTCGGCCCGGAGCGTCAGATAATCGCCCCAGGCTGTTTCGGCAAAAGCCGCGTCCCGCAGCATGGCCATCTCCGCATAGCTGTTCTCAAATTCCACAGCATTGGTATCAATCATGTCCCGGGCAAACGAGCCCTCGATAGCCGTCTTGTCCGTATCAGTCAGCGTGTGCAGGGTCTGCACCATGCGGCTTTCAATCTGGTCTTTAGTCTGGGCATCGAACAAATTGCTCATGCAAGGCTCCTTTCTGCGGTGACAGTCAGACTTTCATCGTTGTAAATGGATGTCACATCCACTAAAATAAACAAATCATCTTTCTCCTGCCGTTCCACATCTACCCGGTTGATCCGGGCAATATAGGGATTGATGGAAAGGCCCTCCCGGATGTTTTGGCGGATCTGGTCTGCCGTATAAATGTTGTTGGGCATCGTCCCCTGATATGGTTCGATGGTGATGCCGTATTCATCGTGATAGGCCAGATACCTGTACCGTTCTGTCATCAGAGCTTTATAAATCCACACCTTAAGGGCTTCGTCTTCCGTAACGGTAATGTTGTTCCCGTTCTCGTCATAGCGGAACCGGTGTTTCTCGAAGTCATAACCGTATTCCGCAAGGAGCGGCAATGTTTCTCTGGCAGCAGCATTCTCTCCGGATGCCATTGCCACAAAAGGATCAGCCATATCCGTCCAACCTCACAATCTCATCTAAAATCACATACTGCTGGATTTTCCCATTCACCAGCATGGGCATGATGGCGACTTTCATGCCCGGCTTCAAGGTATCTGTGGTAATCACTGAATCGGTGTAGTCGTTATGGATATCGTGGTTATGCGACTGGTAGGCCGCATCCCCGCTGCCGCCTGCCCGGTTCTGCGTAGCCGATACCAGATGGCCCCGGGCTGTCCTGCCATAGCCTGCCAGGAGGTAATGGGAAATCCACAGCTCCTCTTTGGTCAGGACGATGCCATTGTATTTCACCTGGATGTCCGGCGGGGATTGGAGTATCTCGCCAATCTGGATGGACGGGCTGTTGCTGCTCCGCGATACCTGCTCCATGAGGTTCAGCAGGCTGATATATGGATTTTTCTGCATTTCCCGTCACCCCCTTGACGTCTTGATGATGGTCGCCGGATAATAGTCGCTCCCCATGTCGATGCTCCCTTCGTAATGATGGAAACACCCGTACACGCTGGAACTATTGCCCCAGCAGCCGCCGTTGCCGTCATAGACCACGACATGCCAGTTCGGGTCCGGCTTGCTGTAGCGGTTGTACATGATGATGTCGCCTTTCTCCAGCTGTGCCGGGTCGTAGGGAATCGCCAGTCCCCGGGCTTCGGCATCGGCCCGGAGCTGGTCGCAGCCTTTGACGTTGTGGTTGTATTCCTGGGCAGCAAAGGGCGAATAACCAGCTGCGGCAACCGTCGCCCGGTCCACGCAGCCATTGGAGCCATAAGGCGAAACAGTGCCATCAAAATTCTCCATGCACGAATCCACCACATCGCCTCCGGCGGCATTCCCGCTCATGGACGCCCCGCTCCAGCTGCCCGAAGCGGCCGCTGCTGGCGGCACGTAATCCGGGTTCGCATTATAGGACGCACTGTCAAGCTCCTGTTTCTGCTCATCGAGCAGTTTATGGAAGACCAGATGCAGCTCCATGGTGTGCCTGTTCCCCTCAATCCGATGGCTGTCCGATTTGATGAAGAACCGCCCTTTGAGCTGTTCTTCCTGGATGTCCACGGAAAAGCCGGCGATGCACTGGATATGGCCGAGCGCCTTGACGGACATGTCATGGGCGACGGTCTTCAGCATGGCCCGGGCCTGCGAGGCATCGTCCTGCTTGGGGTCGGCCTTGCAGATGGCCTGGATGGTGCCAAACTTTTCGATGTCGGTCGTATTCGGCATCTCTCCTTTCGTCTGTCCTGCACTGTCTACCACGACTACTTTCGACACCATGTCTTCGATGGACTCGGACACAGATGCCCCAGTGAGATTCGTTTCATCGCTGATAAGGAAGTTCTCCACCACCTGGTCATTGGTACAGACCACATTCAGCTTCCCGTCCGTCATGTAGATGTGATACCCCTTGCCATCCTGTGCCGACTGGTAAGACAGCGCCTGCTTGATGGCATCGGTCGCTGAGATGTCATCGGCGATGAAACTGCATACCACAGAAAGGTCCGGCATCGTCCCGGCTTCAATCGAAAAGTCATGGATGGTCTGCCGGATGGCATCCGCCACGGTCACATTGGCGTATTTCCGGGTAATGCGGGATTTGGCCAGATAGATGATGTTGTCGAAGGCCACAAAGCGCATGGAATAAGACTCGCTGTCCCGGCTCCGGGAAAAGATGCGCCCCTGAAAAACGGGATACGTCTCCTGCGTGACCTCATCGGTATAGGAAAAACACACTTCATCTCCCAGCTCCAGAACGGCATTCGTCCAGTCCTTGTCTTTCGTGGTATAGGCGATATCAAATTCCAGCTTTCTCCCGGCCTGCTCCACATCGCCCGACCAGGTATAGGAAAGGGCATAGGCAGATAAGTCCGTGTTCTGCGGTTTATCTGCCTGCTGGTTTTCCGTATCGGCCTTATTTATCTTTGCCAACTGGAACATTTTCATCATTCCTTTTCAGGTTCATGGTCGTCAGCCGGATGATGTCCCCTGTTTTCAGGCCGCCGTTTCGGATAATGCTGCGGTAGACCTGGAACTTGGAGAACTGCTCCTTATTGAGCGTGACCGATTTTCCGACGGCCCGGCCCACGACGTTGCCGATGCTGTCGCCCGGATAATAGGTGATATTCTTCTTCAGTTTCTGCCAGAACGACTCAGGGCGTTTCTTCAGCCCCGTTGCCGGATCCGTTTTCCCTGTTTCCGCCGCTGTGACATAGCGGTATTCCGTCAGCGCCAGTTCATAATACACATCGCCGCTGCCGTCCTTTTCCCCGAACTTGAAAGAGCTGATCAGGCAGGGCATGGAGATGGGCGTGTCCGATACCGTGAGCTGGCAGACCTCGCCGCCTGTACGCATGGCTTCCAGTTCGGCGATATAGGTATAAGGCGACAGTGTCATCATGGCAAAGGGATAATCTTGGGCGGGGAAAAATCCCGCCAGCGTCAGGGACTTCAGCCCGGTCCTGCCTTTCATGAGATACTCCCCGTAGTTGTTGATATTCACCGTGCCATGATTCGTATTGACGGAAACCATCAGTTCCGAAGGCAGCACGGGAAAGGTCACGACAGAGCTGCCCGCAGCCAGGGAAATCGTCAGATCCTGTGACGCCTGCCCGATGGCATTCAGGATGGATTCTAATAATGAGGCCATCAGATGGTAGCTCCTTTCATGCGGTTCATGCCGTACAGCCGGATCTTTTCCACCAGCTTGTCGGCTACGGCATCGATGTCCTGCTCGCTGCGGACGTTCATCGTGTCGATGCGGATAGTGATGGCGTGGCTGCCTGCGTTCATAGCCTGCCGGATGCTTTCATCATGCGGGACCACGGTACTGCCGTTTGGCAGGTGGACCAGCTCGCCCCGGCGATCTTCGTTGATGACCGCAAAACCACCGCCAAAGTTCTCGACGCCTCCGGCAAAATGACTGATGGGTTCAATATTGAATCCCACATGAGTCGGCGCCCCGCCTGTCAGAGACGGGATGTCAATGGACAGACCGTTGACGCTGGCAATGAGTCCGTTCACCTGGTCGATAACCCAGTTCACGCCGCTCCGGAAAGTATCCTTGATGCTCTCCCAGATGCTGGAAGCCGTCTCGCTGATGCCGTTCATGGCTCCGTCCCAGGCCGAAGCAATCCATTGCATCCCGGCATCCACAGCATCCGACACCGCCTGGATGGCCTGTTCGATATACTGCGAAACCGTATCCCAGTTGCTCCAGAGGAGATACAGCCCTGCGATGACGGCAGCGATGACAATCAGGATGGGATTGGCCATCGCTGCTGCGCCGACTGCCCGGATGACCGTAATCATCAGCCTGCCCACTGTCAGTAACGTACTGCCCATGCCTTTGGCAACGATGGCGATGCCTCTTGCCACCGTGATGAGGCCCTTGAACTGGGCAGCCAGATACTTCGATACGCTCCCGGCCTTGCTGATGCCCGCGGCGATGGAGCTGAACGTCCCAAAGGCCCGTCCGCCTATCGTCAGCACCCGTCCCAGGGTGGAACCGAAGAGCTGGAAGGTCACGATGCCGAAAGCCACCTGGCCGATCAGCGTCTTCTGCTCCGGCGTCAGCGACCGGAACCAGGCCGCCAGTTCCTTCACCCGCAGGGACATGGTCTTGAAATAAGGGGTAAAGGAAACAGCCAGGTCCATCCCGGCATTCTTCAGCTGGTTCATAGCAATCTGCATCTGCTCCGACGGGGTCAGCATCTTCTCATAGGCTTCCCGGGTCATGCCGGCAGACTGGGCCATCTGGTCCATGACCTTATCGAAATCCCCGGCTCCCTTGCCCGTCAGGACCAGGATGCTGTTCAGGCCCTCGACAGAACCAAAGAGCTGGGCCATCTGTTCGGCATCACCGTCCGTGGCCCGCTTCACTTCGCCCAGGAACTTCACCCATCCTACGCTCTGCAAATGAGCCGCGTTGAACTCAAGACCAAGGGACTGAGCCAGTTTCGCCGCTTCAGAAGACGGCTTCAGAATGTTGCTGTAGGCCGCCTTGAGTCCTGTAATGGCCTCGCTGGTCCGGATACCGTTCTTGGTCAGGACGGCGATGGAACCGAACAGTTCCTGGGTGCTGACATTGAGCTGTGCCGCAATGGGGATGACGTTGCCCATGGACTGGGCCATCTCGCCAAAGGATGTCTTGCCGAAGTTCTGTGCCAGGAGCATCTGGTCCGTCACCGCCGTGGCCTCTTCTGCCGATTTACCATAGGCATTGAGGACGGTCGTGACGCCGTTTACGGCAGTTGTCGTATCTGTGAACCCGGCCTTGGCGGCGATGGTCATATCCTTGACAAAGCCTACAGCATGGCCGGCATCAACACCCGCCGAGATGGCCTGGTAGACCGATTCGGAAAGGTCGGCAACGCCTGCCCCGGTCTCATCGCTGACAGCACGGATTTCATCACTGACCTTCTGCATGGAAACGACCGTCGTATCCACCAGAGTCGAAATTTTGGCGATGCCATTGGCAAAGTCGCTGTGCAGCTTGAAGCCTGCCGTCGCAGCCGCCAGGATAGGTGCCGACAGCAGGGCCATCTTGTCTGACATACCGGAAATCTTGCTTCCCGTCTGCTCGATGCTCTTTGCCGTCCGTTTCTGGATGCGCTCATGCTCCGTCAGCTTGTCCGACAGGCCGCTGATCGATTGTTTTGCCGCCGCCATCTGGGCCTTCATGGTTCCCAGGATGGCATTGACGCTCCGCACCGTCGGCGTGAACAAATCCCGCAAACGGATAGCAGCATCGATGACGTTATTGGCCAATAGATATCACCTCTCAATGTTGTTACAGCTATAAAAATATAGTAAGATAAAAGAAATCTATCTTTACGGAGGAATTCCAATGCGCTATTTCAATGAAACAGAAAAAAGATTAGCTGAACGATATCACCATATGGAACTTGGAACTTGCAAAATCTGTGAAGAATGTCATAAGAGAGAGCGTTTATCCTTGCCGATTGGCTGTTGGTGCGTAGGTTCCGATTTTAATAAAACTTCCAAGAGAATTCTATTTGTCGGTAAAAATGCCAGAAACAATCCCGGCACGATTGAAGACGGCTTCCGCAATCCCTTTCAATATACCCGTGAATCTCTGTGGAACAAAAGCTGGCCATACTGGAGCTATACTCGTGCTATCACTCTGAGAATATTCGGTGACGATTCCATAGAACACATCGCATTTACCAATATTGTCAAATGCAACAATTCCGGAGGAAAGGATACTACCTCAGATTTTGTAAAATCCAACTGTATCCTAAACCTAAAAGTCCTTCAGCAGGAATTAAAGGTAATACATCCTACTCATGTCATTTTTTATACATCTTGGTATTATGACGATTACATCCCTAACGTCTTTGACCGTTATAATATTCATTACAACGGTTTTAAAGATATTGGGAAAAGAAAAATGCCCTGGCAGGAAGCCATTTCCACACTGGGCAATCAAACCTTTCATGTACTACGTGTCGGCCACCCACAATGCAAGAAAAAAAGCGACTTCGTCTATGAAATATCTAAGTGGATTGAGCCTACCTTATGACTTTATGCCAGATAGCCGTATTTTCAGCAGTTAATCCGATAATGCTGAAGATACTTTTTTATTGCGTTCTTCCATCTCATAGTGGATGAAGGCATACAGCACCTGCCGTTCACCGTATCCCAGTTTCATGACCGCTGACGGCAGCAGGTGATGCTCCCGGAACAGGAGATACATCGCCTGCACTTCGCCATCGGTCCGGATCAGTTTTTTACGGCTTTGTCTGCCTTTTCCTGGGTCGTATAACCGTTGAGTTCCGTAATCTGTGCCGTGAGGTCGGCGATTTCGCCTGCCAGGAAGAGCTTGCGGATGATGTCGCCAGGGAGTACGGCCCCGAATTTTTCCAGCAGGTCCTTGTTCTTGAGGTCTGGGTCGGCAATCCCTGCCAGGAGCGTCTGGGTCTGCATCTGATAAATGTCGATGTTATCGGCACTGCCGTTGGTGAAGTCCACGGCCATCTTCTGAATATCCGCATAGCGTTCCGGATCGATGGCCCGGAGCGTGATGACAAAATCAAACCCGAACAGCTTCGAGAGCCGTTCCATCTTCACTTTCTTCTCAGGCCGTTCGGCCAGCTTGTTCACTACATCTGCTTTCAGCAGCCGGTCTACCATATTCATGTGCTTGTTCTCCTTATGCTAAATCCAGTAAATCCCAATCCGAGAAGGTGAAGCTGTAGCTTTCCTCGCCCATCTTGTCCACTTCCCAGTCGGCCAGAATCAGGCTGTCAAAGGTCGCATCCTTGATGACGATGCGCTCGCTGCCGATAGCATCCTTGTCATCCAGGACGGAGACGATAGTCACGACAGTCTGCCTGCCCGCCTTGATGTTGTCGTTCATCTTCCGGATCATGTAGCTCGACACCTTATGCAGCTTCAGCTGGCCTTTGCAGTCGTAGCCTGTGACCTTGTAGCCCTTGCCCACATGGCGGAGCATCTTTACTTCTTCCTTGGTCAGCGTGACCTCGGCCTTGAATGCCGTTGCTTCGGCCATGAGGTCGCCGTCGATATACAGATCGGCGTACTTGCCGTTCATGACCCGTTTGGCTTCCATACTGTTCATCCGGCTTCACCTCCTCAGATATTGATGGTAATCGTCACGTCTTCCATGGCATCCAGCAGCGATGCCTTGACGGCGATGAACACATTGCTGCCGATATTGGCCAGCTTGATGTCCATATCGGACATGTCTGCCAATTCCGCCTTGGTGTATTTTCCGTTGGATTCCAGCCATATCTTCGTGGATTCCACATCGATATAGGCTGTGTTCTGGTCCTGTTCCAGCAGCCCTTCCTGGGCCAGCTGGTCAAGATATCCCTGGATGGCCGTCACCAGGAGACAGCGATTCGCATAGCTGTTGGCGTACTTCCCGAGGTAATGGTCCTGGGCCGTCGTGCGGATATCATCGTGCATCATATCCATCAGGTCCACGAGTTTGATTTTCTGGAAACTCGTCCCCTTGTCCTGGATGGTGGTCACCAGGGAGTTGATGCCCCGGGCCAGTTTCACCTTTTCGCCGTCAAAGAAAAAGAACAGCTTCCCTGCCCCGGCCATGGTGTCCATTTCCTCTTTCGTCCAGACATCGCAGCCGATGACTTCCGGCAGCGGTGCGTAGGTGCAGGAAATCGTCATGGGCGTCCCGGCGATGATGCCGGCAATGCGGCTGCAGTACTGGGCCGTCGTATAGGTCTTGCTCTTCGTGCGGATGGTCTTGTTGACGAAGTTGATGACGCCTTCCGTATCTGCCGTACAGTCTGGCAGGACGGCCTTGATCATCTTGTCTTTATTGGTACGCATCCCCTTGACCCAGGTGGCGATGGTATCGATGTGCGACGTTCCGATGTCCGGGATGACCAGGTAATCGAAGCGCTTGTTCTCGATGACCTTCAGGATATCCGTATAGTCCTCGGCTTCACTGCTGATGATTTCGGCGATGACCTTCTTCGGGCTGTTCACATAGCCCCGGAGCGCCAGTTCTAGCTGCTCCCGGTTGCTGTCGGACAGTTCCTTGGGGATGTCATCTGCCGTGTACAGGGTCACTTCCGTCACCGAAGGCAGTGTTTCTTCCTTCAGGATCATGAGGACAATGCCGCGCTCGCTGCGCTCGATGGCACTGATGCCTTTTTCTTTGAACACGACATTAATGGATGGCATTTTCATATTTCGTTGTCTCCTTTCCCCGATACCGCTGATGCAGCACTTTCATCCGTTCGGCTGCTTCCGTTTCATCGGCGGAATCGTAGTACTGGACGGTCAGCGTCAGCCGGCCGCCGTCGTTGTCGGACCCGATGAGTTCCTCGTTCATCGATCGGACAGCAAAAAACCTGTCCTGGACGGCAATCCCGTCACGGAACAGGTCTTCTGCAGCAGCCAGCACTTCATAGATGGATACACTGGCCGTCTGCTTCTGCGGTATATAGGTGATGTACATATCTGTATCCCGGTACACTTCCTTGCGTCCCTGGGGCGAAGCCACCGTCATCGTCTTCAGGAAAAACGCTGGCGGACAGAACCCTTCCTTCACTTCCTGCAGGTACACGGGATACGGGAACCGTTCCTTCAGCTTCTGCTGTATGGCCTGCAGGATGTCAATGTCATGGATCATGTGCCGCCTGCTTTCTTCAGGAGCTTTTTCGCCAGTTTCTCCAGGCCTGGCTGCAATTCCCGGGCTTTGAAGGCTTTGACGGATTTCTCCGTATAATGCTGGCCTTCATAATAGCCAACGGTCCTGCCGCCCGGCGTTTTCTTGACATGGCCGTTATTGAGCAGGTGATGGACCGGGTGCCGATTGACCAGTTCATAGGTCAGCTCCGAACCGTTATAGCCTTCCACCTTGTGCTTCCAGCCTTTCTTCAGCTTGCCCGTGCTGCCTTCCGGCGTGTTCTTCACGCATTCCTTCCTGAGCTTGTTGCCAATCGTCACTAGGCCCTTTTCAGCAGTGCCGGGAAACTCTTCAATGATAGAAAGCAGTTTTTCCGAAAGGTCATCCAATCCTTTGACCTCAAAGTCATTTCCGCTCATTGTCCGTCCCCCTCACTTCTTCCGTGCAGTACAGTTCCAGGGCTTCGTGGCGCATGTACGGGTCCACGATGGTATCGATATCGTACAGGTGATTCTGGTACTTCACCTTCATGTCGTGGGTAACGCCAGGACGCCAGCGGATGGTGATTTTGCTGTACTCCGTGTCCGCCTTGCGTTCCATCTCATAGAACACTTTGCCCCGGGCAGGCTCGATGGATGCCCAGCAGCGGTACACCACGACGTCGGTCTGGGTGTCGAAGCCGTACGCATCCATTGCCGCCTGCTTCCCCAGGATTTCAATCCGTTTGTTCAAAAGCCCGGTCTTCATGGGCATCCCCCTTTCAAAAACAGCTCCGCCGCACCCCGAACAGCAGCCACCGCAGCCGCTTCAGCAGGCCGGAATAATCGGCTTCTTCCCGATGCTCATACAAAAAGGCAGCGGCATAGAGGATGGCTTCATGAAACACGACGGGATTCTCTTCGGCATCCGCTTCCTCGCAGCGGGCTAAGTCCAGGCACAAGGCCTGGGCCGTTTCCAGGGAAGACAGGATGACGTCATCATTGGACGTATCATCTTCATCAATCCGTAGATATTCCCTGGCTTCTTCCAGGCTGACCAGCATGGCTTAGCCCTTCGCCTTCATCTCCAGGGCCTTGACCGCTTCCTTCAACATCAGCATGCCATCGACGCGCTGGCTTGCGAGGAAACCAATCTGGCCGTTGGCGGCATACAGTTCGTTGAGCCGCTTGAAGGAGCGGTATTCCCGGTCGGCAATCCAATAGTAGCTGAAATCGCCGAAGAGCATGGGACGGTTGCCGGCCGCCAGTTCCGGAGCAAAGGATGTGCAGTAGCAGGGACGGTTCAGGATGGTATCCGGCGTCCCGGCCGTGACGGACGGCTGCCAGATGTAGTTGCCGTTGTTGTCCTTGACCTTACGCAGGGCCTTGATAGTGGAATCGTTCAGGAGCCATACGGCCTTGCGGCGGTACGGGATGCGCAGGGAATGATACAGGTCGATGACATCATCAAAGGT